GATCTTGCTGCTATATCAAATTCAGTAGGAATAGACTTCTTCATTTCATCTTCCACTGTTCTCATACTATCAACAAAACCTACACCTAAACCTTCACCCATGAATTCACCAATTCCAGCAAAGACTTTCGATGGTGATTTAATACCCAAGAAATCTTTTACACCTTTAACAATACCACCAAAGAAATCCGATACTTTATTAGACAACCATTCACCCATTGATTTGATGCCTTCCCAAAATCCTCTTACCAAATCCATACCTGCATCTTTAAGTTTATAAAATAGATTTTTGAGAGCATTCACTATACCATCTATAATCGTAGGAATCTGCGTCACAATCATCTTTAATAACACTGGTAAGTTTTCAACAAGTGCTTTAAATAAAAATAAGACACACTCTATCAACATTGGTAAACAGTCAATTATCGCAGTGATAATGTTGCCAATGAGATCAGGTAAAGCCCCTATAATCATTAAGATAATTGTTGGCAAGTTTTGAACTATTACTTTAACCAGTGTGATGACTGCATCAATAATGCTTGGAATCGCTTCAATGATTGCCGTTATCACACTTTGTATAATTTGTGGAATCATTGTAACAAGTGAATCAATGATTATTGGTAGGGTGTTTACGATTGATTGGATAATAGTAATTACTGCATTAATAATATCTGGAATCGCAGCCAAAATTGCTTGAATGACTACTGGTAACACATCTCCAATTAAGTTTACTAAATCCGGAATAGCACCAATTAACGAATCCACTATTTGAGTTATAAGAAGCAAAATGACATTGATGATTTCAGGAAATGAGCTAACCAGTATCGTCACAACTTCTTTCATGCCTTGAAATACGAATGCTAAGAGTTGTGGTAGTGAACTTTCAATAGTTTTTGCTACTCCCTTCATCAACTTTAATACCGCTTGTATAAGTTCAGGAAGTGCAGAGATAACCTTTGCAACAATTGATTTAATCAGCTCGATTATCATTGGAATGACGACAGGTAATGAGTCAGCAATTTTATCAACTATTAAGTTTGTAATGAGGACTATTGAGTCAATTAAAACTGGAAGGTTCTCAATTAATGTGTTAGCAAAGATACCTATGATTTGTCCTGCTGCTGAACTTATCTGTGGTAAAGCATTAAATAATCCAGAAACTATAACGGTTAGTATGGAACTTGCTGCACTTACGATTTCTGGTAAATTTGCAACAATAGTGTTACCGATTGACTTAAGAACTGTTCCTATTAAACCAATGATTGATGGGACAAATTGCATGATTCCACTAATTGCTTTTGGAACGATATCACTAATTACTGAACCAATTTTCTCTAAATCTCCATTAGCATTTAATACCCCATTTGTAAACTCACCAAGTAGGTCAACACCATTTCCAGCTAGATTTGATAATAATGGCAACAGGATAGTTCCCAATGCATTTTTTGCTGCAGTCGCTCCGTTTTTTAAGTACTGCATTTGATCATCAAGTGCACCATAAGCAACCAGCATTTCATCACTTAAAACATATCCTGCTTTTTGTGCTTCACGTCCCAATTCATTTAAGACTTTTGAACCTGATGTGATTAATGGATTTAATTCTTGTGCAGAACGACCAAGCAAGGTCATCGCTAACGCATCACGTTCAGTTTCATTTTTAATCGTTCCTAGTGAATCGATGAGTTCCCAATACACAGTGTCACTGTCTCTGAAATTACCATTAGCATCAAAGACGGACACACCTAGTCGTTCATAAGCATCAACAACATTCTTATTGCCTTCTTCAAAAGACTTCATCGATTTGATGTTTTTGGCCATTGAACTTGTTAATGTTTCGACCGATACATCCACTAATTCTGCTGCATACATGTATTCTTGAAGTTTGTCAGTAGCGATGCCTGTGACAGTCGCTGTTGTTAGAACCTCATCTGCATACTGAGATCCACCAATAGACATATCAATAAGTGCTTTTCCTGCACCTATGGCAGCTGCTGAAATTGCTGCTGCAGCTACTGCAATAGTTGAAGCAACTGCTTTGACTACTTTACCTAATGCTTCAAAACTTACACCAGCATCTTCAGTTTCATCTTTTGTATCTTTAAGTTCCTCACCTAGATCATCGACTTTGTCTTTTGCAACACCTAAACCAGTGTTTGCATCATCTAAAGTAGCATTGTTCTTAGCTAATGATTTCTCTAAGCTGATAAGTTCTGATTGAGCATTATTAAGTTGAATAGCCCAGTTTTTAGTTCGGCTGTCATTTTCACCGAATGATTCAGTTGAGTTTTTTAAAGCATTTCTAAGAGTTTCAATCTTTTTCTTTTGTGCATCAATCGATTTTTCTAGTACGGCATTTCGAGATGTTAATGCTTGCACAGATTTATCCTGGCTATCAAACTGAGACTCTACTAGTTTCATTTCTGAACCCAGTACTTTCATTGATGAATTAATCTCGTAAAGGGCTTGTTTAAAGGCTTTTTCACCTTCTATACCAATCTTGATACCAATGTTATCTGCCATAGACTCACCTCCTAAATGCCAAATGGAATAACATCATCTATTGTTCTTGTTTGCTTAGGCTTTGCTATTCCGTTGAATTGCTTATAGATTTCCCATTGATCCAATAAATGACCAATAGGCATCAACCATACTTCCTGTTCAGTTCTATTTAATAAAACTGTTCCATAAAAGATAAGTCGAGCAAACAACTCATCATCTCGTGAATCATCTACTCGACCTAAATGTTTTTTGACTTTTTTTCATCACTTTCAACTTCACGTTTTGTACCTTTAATTAGTGCTTCACTGATTGCTTCTTTATAACTAGCTAAATCAAATGGACTAGTTAATAATTCGACTTCATCAGTTGTTAAAAGTGGTAAATTATCTGCTTTATTTTGTAGGTTTTTAATCTCGATCGATTGATTTGCAAGTAAGGTGATAAGCCATATAATTTCATCTAATGCTAGTTCAAAGTTTTCATTTTGCATCAACTTATCACCTAAATTTGCTAATCCTCCATATCGTTTTGCGATTTCCTTTGTTGCACGAGTAGTGAGGATTAATTGATACTCTTGATCACCAATTCTAATATTCGCTGCTCTATCGTTAATCATGTTTTACTCCTCCTCTTCCTCGATTTCTTCCGTTTCATATGAGGGCTCATATACAGTTGTGAACCATCCACTAATTACTTCATTAGATACTCCAGAGACTCCTTCTGTAACCTCCGCTTTCCACGGATGTTTATTCAAACCATCTAGCTTATTTCTACGTGTAATGGTTCCTTCAATAGATGGTGTTGAAAACTCAATAGAGTCACCTCTTGTTTTTAGTGTAGTTGAAGGAATACCAAAGATTACTCTGTATAACCAGAAATATCGATAGTTCCCATTAGCAGCTTTAGCTCTAAAACCAATTGCGACAGGTTTTGGTTCATCTTCACCAGTAGAGATTAAAACACCATTTTTGTCTAAGGTTGAACCAGTTAAATCTTGTGCTGATTGAACACCAATATCATCAATTCCAAGTGTCAATGTTCCACTCTTGAATTCTTTAATTGTCGTGTCGGCACCATCATCTGCGTATAAAATTGCTTCCATTAATTCAACTGCGATATCAGCTTCAATTGCTTTTGCTAATTGGATAGGTGTACCATAGGTTTCATTCCCATGTTCATCTTCTGTGATTTTTGCGTAATAAAGTTTGTCTAAACCGATTGTAGCCATTATTAATTTCCTCCTAATAAATAATTTTTTGCGACATCAATCGCATAATTGTTATAACCTGTATCATCTTCATGATCGACATATCTACGAGCGGTTATAGTTATCTCGTTTGACATAAGTGCTTGTTCGATTCTTGATTTTGCTTCTAAATAATTACCTTTATCAAATAAAGATATTCGCACTTCCTCAACATCCATATTCGGTGTGTTATCTCCATGTAAAACAAACGTGTCCACTAATGGAGTTAAAACAACATACCTGTTTGGTGCTTTTCCAGAAAACACTGCAGTTTCACATGGGATTTTTAAATCAGTAAAGATCGCTTTCAGTTCACCTAATAAACTCATAACTTATTTACCTCCTCATCCAGTGTTCTGACCATAGTGTCCATTACTGCTTGTTTTGACTTTCTTAGAGCTGGTTTTAAGAATGGTTTTGCCTGTTGATCACTCTTACCATACTCTAGAATATTTGCAATCATAGCGTTTGACTTTCCGTCAGGTCTATCTTCATCAAAACCAACCTTAATATTGAAATTACCATTCTTGTCTTGTCTTACACTTGATGTACCAAGCGAAGCTAAAAGTTCACCGGTTGATTTAGAAGGTAGCTTTGTTTTTTTACCAATCACTATTTGTAAGTTAGAACGAACTTCCGATTCAAGTACTTTTGAACCCTCTTCTAAAACTTTAGTAATTATTACATCTGTTTTTGATCCTAAATTTGAAAGCTTTATAAGAAAGTCTTCTGGCATTTTAATAACCATCTTAGCCATGAGGTTTTACCTCCTTAACTAAGCATTCAACATACATGTTTCTGCCTTTGATATTTTCAACTGAAGTGATTTTAAAATGAGAATCACCATCATATATAAGCATGTCTGTTTTGATTTCTAAATTAGTAATAATTCTAAACTGATAAAGATCTGTTGCATCTGAAAAAGCCGCACGATTCGCCCACTTGCGGCTTCCGTGCCTTCCTTCTCTGTATGCTCGTACTTCTGCTAAAACTTCCACAGTGGGCAAATTAAAGCCCTCAGAATCGATTATGTGGTCTTCTCTAACAATCTTAATGAAACGATCCATTCTAGATAATCCCATATTAAACCTTCCATTCTCTATCAAGTCTTAATAGTCTATTCACTGTGTTCCACACTTGCTGTCCAGCTGATGTATTATCAGCATAAAATCCACCTGTAGAGCCATCTCTGCTTTCATAAAAATGGCTCGACAACATAATAATTGCTTGTTCAGTTGTTGGTGGTATCACATGAGTCTGGTAATAGTTAACTTCTAAATGCTGATAACTTTCAGCATATGAAACAGCAGCAGAGATGAAACTACTAATCAGTTCATCATCTTGTGAATGTTCAAGTATTAAATTCTTTTTTACCTTGCTTAATAAATCAACAGTAGCCATATCTGCTGCCCTCCTTTATGCTAGTTTCCTTCTAAGGATTCACCATCTTTATTTTCATCTTCAGGTGTTTCAACTATTGGTTCATCAGTTTTCATCACTCCAGCATTTTTTAATTTAGCTAATAATGCATTAAAATCAGCTACTAAATCTGCTAAGGTTGATGCATCTGAATCAGTTTGATTTTCTGCTTGTTTCACTAAACCTGCAGTCTCAATTGATGCTAATGGAACATCCGGTGATAGAGTGGCTGGTAATCCTGTAATGGTAGCACCTTCTTTGATTTCAAGAGTGCCACCGATCACAGTCTTCTCACCACCTTGTTCGGTGTAGTTTTTCACATTGTACTCACTCATAATTAGTCACCTTAGTCCTTAATCTTAAGAACTTTGACTGCTTCTGGAAGTACGAGTTTGCCATCGACTCTTTCTTTAGCAACAAAACCAACTAATCCATTACCAGCAAATAATTCTTTTAATTGACTGAATGAACGAGTACCTCTGTCACCAATGTTATAGTAAGAAAAATCACCAAATGCGATAACCTTATTACCAGCAGCTATTTCAGGTACATAAGCAGATGTATAAACTGGATAACCTAAAATTTTATCAGGCTCACCAGCTACGCTTGATGGTTGCCAAATATAACTACCATTACCGTCTTTTAACTTACGAATAACCGCAATAGTTGAATCATTCATAATAAATGCAGCATTTTTTCTGTAAGGACGTTTTAAAGAGTATACAAGATTAATGATTTCATCATAATTCGGAGTGTTACCACTTGTGGTTACACCAATTTCAGCACCACCTGTATTAGCAAAAATACCTAGAGGTTTACCTA